TTACCAATACTATTTGCTCTCTTGATACTTCATATCATAAACAGAATGTATTCATAATAGAATGAAATTATTAGAAAATAGTCCAAATATGGGATTTAGTGAAACATCATTAGTTCAATATATTGAAAACTAAATCTTATGATAATGTATAAATATGGCGTCATTTTATGAAGTAGTACATGAATACGTAAAACCGTATGCCAATATCATATTGGCGATTGTAATTGGATTGATATTCTTTTTCGTTGGAAAATATGCATATAATCAATTTGTAGTAAAAGAAGATGAAACAAAAAATTTCAAAGACGTAGCAAATGCTGAAACTGATGGAAAAGATTTAGAAATTCTATTTTTCTATGCTGATTGGTGTCCTCATTGTAAAACCGCCAAACCAGAATGGAATGCTTTCAAAAGTATGTACAATAACAAACGCGTAAAAGGATATAATATTGTATGTATAGATGTTAATTGCACTGAAGAAACAAGTACAGTATCAAAGATGATGAATGAGCATGAAATAGATTCATTTCCTACAGTTAAAATGAGCAAAGATGGAGATTCCATTGATTATGAAGCCCGCATTACAACACATAACTTGGAACAGTTTGTGAATACAATGGCGTAAATCATATTTTACATATACTATAATATGATTATTGGTTGGTAATTTGAGACATAAATACTTATACACGAACAGTTATATCACTACTGGAAACACGATCTTCATTATTTTCATTGTTTTCGTTGCTTTCATTATCAATACTTAATGTTGGTGCATCGGGGTCTACATCATTGAATTGTATTTTTCGTGTCAAGTAGGATGAAAGGAATATGTTTTTATCGGTATGAACAATGGAATAGACATCACTTAGTTTAGTTCCCATGAAAAGTAAATTGGTTAATAAAGCAGTGGCTGTTTTATCATTTAAATAGTTTTGTAATACTACAATAGTACTTAACGCAGCGTTAATGGAAAACGCACCCATAGAGAAGTACCCTGAAAGCATATATTTTTTATCAAAGTTCCATATGATGTTTTTGATTTCTTCAGGTAATGTTTTTAATGCTTCTTCAACTGCCTCATTTGTACGGGCTTTATCTGGACTGACGTGTAAATAGTCAATCATTGAGTTTTCACGGCGGACTTCAACACTATACATATAGATGAATGAAACAAGTGTTAATAAATTTGCGGCAAAAGCAGCTTTTGTTAATCCACCATCATCACGATTGAAATTTTGGGAGAATGTACAAATATCGTCATTACAATTTTGAGGAACAAAAAATAAAAGTAGAGAACCCATTAATACGCGATAGAATTCTAATACAAGTGTAGTTGCAACATTTGCCTTTTGTTTGAAATCCTGATCACTTGTCATTTCTCCAATATCTCCAATTATGCTATTACGCTTAGGTTCTTCGGATTGAATATCCATAGTATAAAATATATGGATAAATTATTATGAAAAATAAGACTTTGCATATTCCATACCACGGTTCATGAGTTCATTGCGGTATGTTTTACTGTTTATTATTTCACTTAAATCCATTGTTTTAGAACCATCCACGTCTAAAGTTAATACATATTTGATGACATTGCGTTGTTGTAATACAAACTTCATAACAATAATATACACCCATGAAAATAAAAAATAGAAAATATTATCAGTGTTAATGACTTGCTCTTTGGTATTCTTTACTCGCAACGCCAATATTGTATCACTATCATCAATAATCATAAGTTCTATACAATTATCAATAGGCAATTGTAACCGTATTCCGCCATCAAAATAAATGACATCATCAATTTTGCAAGGGACAAATAGACCGGGAATACAGCAACTTGCATGAATAGCATCAATTAATTCAACATCTGGTGTGTTTTCTGCGGAAAAGATTTTAGTATCCAATGATAAGCCATGTGTAGAATAAATATATAATTGCTTATTGCAATAGTGATAAAAATCTTTCATAGTGATTGTAATATCCAGGTCCTTTCCTTTTAATAGCGGACTTAACAGTGTAATAAAAAATTTTTTATCATATATACCACACGCATTAATAGCATTTAACATTGTATATAGATTAGACTCGTAAACTTTATTCCAAGGACGCTGAATAAAGTAGTCATCTAAATCGTCAAAGTCATAATCCAAGCATAGCACTACAGATAAAACTGAACCAATAGAAATACCGTGTAGAGAAATGATATTGTCCATATTTACGATATTATGTTGTAAGCAATGTTTCATTATTCCATAATAGGACAATCCAAACGGTCCAGCGGGACCAAATAGCAAATGTTTAAAATTATATTTATTTTTAGTTTTTAGTAGGTCATTCATAATAGTGTAATTATGTAAAAATGTTTATATTTTTATGTGGTGTATAGTATAATAATGTCTTTTATATTTCCAAATGAAAAGGATGATGAGAACCAAATTGATATTGATGATTTATATGAAGCAAATAGGAAAAAGGATTTGAAACAAGTAGCAATATTTAATAAATTATTGAATCGCATTCATAATAAGATAAAAATACAAAGTCGCTCAAAATTAATGCAAAAGTATTTGTGGTATAATGTCCCTGAATATATATTTGGGGAACCAGTATATGACAATGGCGAATGTATATCGTATTTGGTAAAAAAACTGGAGGATAATGGGTTTCAAGTAAAATATATCCACCCTAATAATTTATATATTTCTTGGATGAAATGGATTCCGTCGTATGTACGAGATAAATTTAAAAAAGATACTGGTAAAAAAATAAATGAGCGGGGTGAAATCATAGAAACATATGAACAAAATAATGAAGAAGAATATGAAGACCCTGAGCAACAGTTATTATATGGTGGAATATCAAAAGAAAGTGTTCAATCGCAAAAAAAAGAATATACATCTACCAAAGAGTATAAGCCACAAGGAAAATTAGTATATGACCAATCATTATTTGAGAATTTGGAAAAAAAGGTGTCATTCAAGTAGTAAATTTACACCTTTGAATATTTACATAAATGAAGATGTAAATTGTGACATTGTAAAGGAATTAGAAGAAAAAACAATATATAAGCGAAAATAAATGATAGAAAAAATTGAATGAGTTTGAATACATAATAATAAATATAACTTAACATTATTATGTATCAGGAAAATGTTGGTACACATATGACTTCGTATCAGAAATTGAATAAAACAAAGAAAAAAAAGAAGGATATTAATAGTAGTCAAAAAGAAAAACTATGGGCTATTTTTGAAAATGATAAGAATGAAATGATTGATAAAACACAATCTTCTGAAACGTGTTCTACCGACAAGTGTATTAAATGTAATAGTGAGTTAATGGTGATGGACCACGATTTTCCCACATGTACAAATAAGGAATGTGGTATAATACACAAAGATGTATTGGACTTTTCACCAGAATGGTCGTTTTATGGAAGTGATGACCGCTCGCAAAAAGACCAAGCACGGTGTGGAAATCCGATTAACCCATTATTAATGGAATCATCATTTGGGTGCAAAGTAATGACAAGTGGCAAATCATCTTTCGAAATGCAGAAAATTCGAAAATGGACACAATGGAACGCAATGCCTCATCGCGAAAAAGCTTTGTATGATGAATTCCAATTTATTACAACAATGGCACATAACGCAGGTATTCCCAAAATCTTTATTGATTGTGCAATGAAAATACACAAAGATGTATCGGAACAAAAGATGTTCCGCGGTTTAAATCGCGATGGCATAAAGGCAGCATCCATTTATATTTCATGTCGTCTCAATGGATGTCCTCGCAACGCACACGAAATTGCTGAAATATTTGCTTTAGACAAAGCAAGTGCGACATATGGATGTTCAATGGCGGTGAATATATTGAATAATATTGAACGCGATAAAGATATTGATTTACAAACCACATTATCCACAATAACACCAATGTCATTCATTGACCGTTTCTGTAGTAAGTTAAAAATGAATCACGAGATGGTAATGCTATGTAAATTTGTGATAAAAAAGATTGAAATGATGGATATTATTACAAATAATATCCCCCACGCTATTGCATCCGGTGTCATTTACTTTGTAAGTCAATGTTGTAATCTTAATATAAGCAAAAAGGATGTACGTACAACATGCAATGTGAGCGAAGTAACGATAAACAAATGCTGTAAAAAATTATCTGAACATCAAACCGAACTAATTCCATGTAAGATTTTGGATAAATATAAGCAATAGATTTAGTAAATAATCGTATCTTTAATTGTTATAATTTTGTAGGTAATTCCAATATTTTTTTCATTTTCCCATATTCCTGAAATCTTTACAATATATTTAGACCCATTATCAATGACATCATTTGTAGAATGAATTTTAATATACCCCGATTGTAATTGGTCTTTGAGTAAAAATTTGCACTCCTTGTTTTTTGAAAAATTGTATATGCGCAATACGTTTTCTTCAATATCGGACAAATAAGTGATGATTTGATTATTTAACTCATTGTTGATGTTGAAATTTATAAATAAACGATTGTAATTGTTGTTCACATTAGATGTAACAATGGGAAAATAAAAGTATAAACCGGACATTGTGAATATAGAATTGGAATAAATTATTTTGGTAAATAAACCACTTGTAATTTTATTTTCTTTTGAATCCAAGAAATTGACATAATCATAATTAATGTCATCCATGTACAATGTGATAATCATTTTCGATATATAGAATAGTATAAATTCTATATATGGTTTTCGTAAATATTGAACAATTCTGTTTTTAACGACGTTTATGTTTGGGTTTGTTTATGTAGTCAATATATGGAATCCACTTCCTCGCTTCTAATACGTAAAAGAAATCGTATATTATGAATATGAAAAATAAAATTAGGGACAATAAAATCATTTGCTCATATGATATTTTTTTAAATATATCCATTTTTATGTAGGTATATAGTATAAATATATAATATAATGACTACAACTATTATTCCATGGAAGGGACGAACATTTAATGAAATTGTAAGTGTGAAGAAGAAAAATACTGGTACTACGACAAATATATTTAAAGCAAGTCCATTAAAATTGTATCGTCGCGAAATAAATGTTGACAATTGCAATGAAAAAATTAATGCCAGTGTTTCTATGATGGAAACACCCGGGGCGACAATTGTAAATTCACAAGCATCCAATTGTAGTGGTTCTCAGCAAGTTGGATTTTCATTATAATGAAAACAAATGCGAAAGCCCTTGTTCTGTAGCCGGATTACCATTCTCAAAATCCGGGGATGCTTTAAGACGGGTACGTAGTAGTGGAATGAATAATCGTAATTTTTATTCTTCTACTAAACAATATTTAGAAGGGCGTTCGCGAACACACGAACAAAATCAATATTACTATGTCCGTCAAGGTGACCAAACTGTCACGCCCGGCACACCAGCGGCTTCTCAAAATATATATTCGTCAAATAGCTGCTCTCATTGTGAAACATATACATTTACGGAAGATACGTCATTCCAATATCAATGGGTGGATACTAGTGAAAATGGCGTACATCACGATGTTGTAATTCCAGCGGGAACATACTACGACACAGAATTGAATGACGTATTACAAAACGCAATGATAAGCAATTTACATTATATTGTAGAAAAAGTAGGCAATGTTCGTCATACAATGATACGCCTTTTTTACAACTATACAATGAACAAGATGCAATTGGCTGTTACACCATTTGATAATAGTTTATTTTCTACAAATGATTATGAGTTACCCAAGGATGAATTTGGTGTTACAGTTACAACATGGTCTATACCAACAACAACTGTTGTTCCCGGGTTAAATATATTTAATAACGAACTTGTTACAGCAACAGGATTTAGTGCTGGAAATTATCCTGACCCTAATATTGGTGGCGGAACTCAAGATTTAAATAACGTTCTTTTTATTTCTGACAACACATCTAAAATTAAATCCCGTTATATTCCACTTTATTATAAGCCAAACAATCCTCAATATGGTCAACAAGGTGCTGTATCATCAAGTTCTCGTATTCAACGACTAAAATACAATTCAATTACAGATTCAGCATATTCATATCAAAATGCATATGGAAAGAACGTAGCAAATGCATTAGCGTATGGTGTTCCGGCAAATGGATATACTATTAAAGATAAGATTGGATACCCATTGAAATGCACACCAAAATTCAACACTAATGGAACAATAACACGCTGTGTTCCTAAGACTTTCGCAAATATAATTTGAACAAAATAACAGTTAAATATATTTGTGTTATTATATATTATTATTCATGTATAATAACACGCACTATGTTTTAGTAACATTAGAAAATGATAAAACACGTGTTCCAAAGGTATTAGAAGATTATATCTATTCGCTCAATATATTTGATGATGTAATTCACATATCCGAGTTATCAATTGGGAAATATTTACAAACAAAAAGCGTTTATGTAATTACTCAAATGTGGTTACATACAAATGATATAGAACAAAAAATAATAGATGATATGTTATCACAGAATAGATGTATATATTTGAATGTAGAAATGTTATCCGAAGAAATACGCGGGAACCATATACTGAACTTAATAAAGGAAAATGTTCAAATAGCAGATTATAGTATTGCAAATATTAGTTATATTCAAGCATATGCGAAAGACAAAGGTGTAGAAATAAAAAAGCCTATTATCTATTTACCTTACCAATTCAATTTACAAGATCAAATACAGTTATATAATAAAGAAAATGAATATGAATACGATGTAGGTATAATTAATGCATTGCCAAAAAAATCTGATACCGTGGATTCATCATTAACCTACCGACGAACGAAACTATGGAATGACTTACAAAACAGGAAGATGTCAAGTATAAATATATTGGGATGGGGGAAAGAGCGAGATACATTAATACGAAAATGCAAGGTCATTATTAACGTCCATCATTTTGAGTGTTTCAATATATTTGAACATATACGTTGTGACCGGTTATTATTTGCTAATAAGCTCGTCTTATCGGATGAATCTATTTTGATGAATAACTTGGATGTTTTTCCATATGTCCATTGGAGTAAATTTGATAAAATATTGGATGTGGCCGAATTTATGGTGAATAATTTTAAAATGTATCAAGATAGAATAAACACTGTAGGACTGAAAAACTTGAGATATCATCGTTTATTGACATTACGTAATGAATTAGATAGTAAAATATTATCAAACTCGCGATAAAATGGAAGGCCTAATGATCTAAATGATTATTACTATATCATAAAAATAATGAATTATATTTATGATACTATTGTTGCTGTTATGTTCAATAACATTTTTGTGTATTTACTTCTTGTAAGGCTTGTATTTGACATCCATCACCTTTCCAAGCATTACAAGTTGATTGGAATCCATTACCGCAATGCGACCAAGGCCTGGACAATCATCAAATTTTTCAAGGTAAAGTGGTTGCTGTGGAACAAATTCAATTTCGGCGGATTCACCACGTTCAAGGAAAGGGGGATTTTCCATTTTTTCATTGCCCGTCTTTTTACCCATTTTCCATACAATCTTAGTCATCTTACACGCAGACTTGGCTGTTCTTACATGAACACACGGAGAAAAACCAGGTTTCAGCTGACCAGGATGTTCTTGTACAGCTACTTGAGCAGTAAAGCTTTCAACAGGCTCAAGAACTGTACCCTTTTGAAGTGAAATAACATCACCAACCTTGGGCATATTCATCTTATCAAGACCTTTCATATTCATACCTACATTATCACCAGGAGAAGCGCTTGGCCAACTCTTATGGTGCATTTCAATACTAAATACCTTTAGATTTTCAATACCACGAGGTGCAACACGTACAACATCCCCTGCGTTTAGCGTACCTTGCTCAATGCGACCAGTAATAACATCACCTACACCCTTGATTTTGTAAATACCATTGATAGGAATGCGCAAATCCTTATCTGGATAACGTTTCGGGGGACGCACAAGCTTTTCAAGAGCGTCATAAAGGGTTACTCCTTCAACAACTTCGTCTTTGGAAATGTTTGCCTTCCAACCCTTGAACCAAGGCATCTTATCCGTGGGTTGTACCAAGTTTTCGCCAGCAAAACCACTATATGGGATAAAGGCAACTTGTTTGGGTTTGAATCCTGCTTGTTGAATCATTTTGGTCATTTCTTCCTTGACTTCGTTGAAACGTTGTTCCGACCAATCACACGAGTCCATCTTATTTACACCAACAATAAGTTTTTCAATACCAAGGAGACCAAGGAGACGGGCGTGCTGACGCGTTTGTCCTTGTACCTCTCCCGAAGCGTGGTCACCACGAGCAATGGCAGTCTCAAAACCACCTGCTTCAGCAGGGACAAGCAATAGAGCAACGTCTGCACATCCAGCACCGGTAATCATATTCTTCACATAATCTCTGTGACCAGGAGCATCTACAATCGTGTAGTGGTAACTCTCTGTGTAAAATTCCTTGGTAGTACAATTAATTGTTACACCGCGCTCACGTTCAGCCTTGTCCTTGTCCATATAATAGGCAAACGCAAATGAACTTTTACCTTGTTGGTCTGCCTCTGCTTGAAGCTTCTGCATTTCACGCTCTGAAATACCACCAAGCTTGAAGATAAGATGACCCGTTGTTGTAGATTTTCCGGCATCTACGTGACCGCATACGACAAGAGAAATATGTTGCTTAGGAGTTTCGCTCATAATAACTTGTGAATACCTATGTATATATACACTATATATACATAGTGTCTTTATATAGATGAAAAAATATTATTTATCTTACCAGTATTCCAGGTATAGTATTTATACTTACATTATATTTTTCACACCAATGAATACATTTTATAATATTATTTCGTACCAGTGAATGTTTTTTTTCATCGGTTGTTCTATCTCGTAATAATGATAGGGTATATGCTATATTTTCCAGTTGTTGCTGTCCAAAAATAGCATTATACTCTTGAATTTTGTTAAGGAAGAAGGAAGAAATATCAATATCTATAAAGCGATGGATATAGTCTTTTGTGTTATTTAACATTGCTTGCATCATTTGATGTAATTTATTATAGATGGACTTCAAAATGGGTTGATGTTGCGTTTTACTATACCTGAAGTATTTACATACAATATATTTTTCGGAGTTACCATATCTACTTGTATGGGGTTTCACAATATACACCTTTTCGTATAATGAAGATAGAATATACAATAAATCAATGGTTGCATTTCGGAAGCAATCAAATATTTTCAGTACGAAACTACCTTTGTAATTTTGCATAATAATTGCATGACAAATTTGTGCAAACAATAAACGATGAATGTTTATTTCCTGATGATTGAAATTCTCTGAAAAATCAAACCCACCGTCTGCTGTAATAATATCCATTGAATGTTTATACTTATTGTAATTGCTTACAAAGTTGCGTATATCCAATAAATCACCGTTTTTGGCAGCCCCGTTTTCAATAACTACATTCTGATTGTTACGTAAAAACGCCTGACTTTTTTTCCAAGATGGAATATTGTCATCATGTTTATGGTCAATAATCGTCATTCCATAATATGTATCTTTATGGTTTTTGCGAATATTTACAAGTGCTTCTATAAAACCTCCAGGTCCTTCAGCAAGATGAAATGTTTCTATATTTTGATGATTGTAATTTTCAAGTAAATTGAACAACTTGACAATTTCCACCATTTTAAAATATGAACGTGATAGTGGTTTGTACTTAGATATACATCTATTTTTCTCTGGGATAATGGAATGAATATATTCATATGGATTGGTATATCGCTTGGTATTGTCCCATTCCAATTCGTTATTGGTTATTTTTTCCTTGATGGTGTTCAAATAATGAGACAAAGAATGCGACAAATATATTTCCGGAACATTCTCACTATACTTGATATTAATATGATTAAATAATGTTAATTGGGAACTGGGTAAAAGATAATATGTCATAATCGTTATTATGGTATATTAAAAAATGTTTATATTAATTTACAAGGTATAGTAGTAGTACAAAAGGGTTAGAATTATATTATGCGTTTTTTACCCGTTTTCTTAGTTTTTGTTTGTTCTTTAACCACAATTTCCTTTTCGCTATTCTCGGGATTGCTTTGTTCTTGGACATCTTCTTTAAGATTATCATCCGTCTCTACAAATTCGTAGTTTTTCATTGCCATTTTCATAATTTTAGAGCCATCTACGTTGCGAACCTTTTTGAAAATCATGTAGCGATTCAAGAACGAAATTTTCTTTTCATTAGGAGACATATGAAGTGATTTACCATAAAATCCATTTTTATTCTCCTTTTCCAATTTTGCGTATAAGTTTGAAAATAGTCCAGACGAATTGGGCATATTCATTTGCTTTGCTTCATCATCTGTTACTGGAATAAATCCATAATCTTCCATTACACGAACAAGGTAGTCATAATTGACAAGATATTCTACAAAGTATTTATTGATTGTTTCTTGATAGACGTTAATACTGTAACCAAGCGAGTTTTCATCATCAGGGAAACCAGTTTCATCATATTGTTTTATAATTTCAAAAATTTTGTTATTCTGTTCGTGAAACATTATACCCTCTCCTTTTTGTCTGGCATTTAACATATTGAACACACTATGTCCATCATAGCACGTTGCAATGAAATGTCCATCTACACGAATAGTTTCAGACAAGTTATTCATAAAATTGTGTAAAGTATTGCGATTTTCAAACATATAATGAAGAGCAAATTGACAAGAACCAACATCAAACCCGTTAGAACCTTTACCATAACTCTTATTCACGCCTTTACCAAGTAATAGTTTTTCCTTTGGTGATATTCCAAATACTGCGTTTGACACATTTTTGTCCTTTTCATTGGAAAACGCAGCTCCATTTTTAATGTTCCGTGTTGAATCACCCACAACAAATAATGCATCAAATATTCTGTTAGTTTCCTTGTATTTGTTAATATAGCGCGCACACGCTCCATCAATCTTATTATGTATATTATCTCTTGAAATATCAATACCAAATACAAAACTGGGTTTGGTTTTCATCCATTTTGACATATCCCCAGCTTTACCTACAGAATAATCAATCAAAGTATTACCTGGTTTAAGAACACTGCTAATCAAATTATTTTTAACATATAAATTGTGGAAATCTCTTAGACCGCGTGTATATGACTGCCCAGTTTTGCGATTATAGTAAATATCTGCTTGTTGATAATAACTCGGAAATCCTTCACCTGAACGTAACATCTGTGAAGTGATTGGATAATGTATAGACCTCCAATTATTATTTGCTACGTGATATGCATTACCATAATTTTTCATTCCGTTTTGTAATTCATTGGTCTTATCGTAACGAACACGCAATGGAACCCAGTTCCAACCCTTCTTGTTATTCAACACGTACTGAAACTCAACAATCATATTTTCATCAAATGGTTCTCCCTCTTCTGTCATCATCACATTGTTTTTCAGCATCACATTACATAAGTATGCTGTTTCGTCGTATGGATCAGTAGGAACAAATGGAACAGGTTTGTAGTTAGAATCATCGTCCTTATCTTTACTTGTTTTCATATTGTCTTGGTATATATCTTCACACGGATTGAGATAACCGTGTTTTGATTGGTCATACCCACATCGCAAAACAAGGGTTTTGTATTTGTTTGTAAATGTCGGAGCTTGAAGATTAGAGCCATCTTGGTATATATGATGTATTTCATCTTGATTACTATTGTCTTTTTTGACGGATACAAGGAAATCAATCGTATTGTATTGTGGCGGTTTCCATTTAAATGAATGAATCCACGAAACCTTGAAATTTGAAACCTTATCGTTTGTTTCATTGATACCCACACCAATCATATTGGGTGTAAATATGATTCCGTCTGTGTTGTATTCAAACGTGCCATCTTCTATATTTGATAATATTTGACTGCAACAGGAGAATATGCTAATATCTTCTGTGGAAGTATAGAATTCTTTAATATTAATACGCAATTGTGTGTCCAGTGTATTGATAACTGGAGTATGTTTGATATTATTCACAATTTCTTGTAATTTAGATAGACGGTCAATCGTATTACCATCTTGTTTATGTATAAATGGCAAACTGCGAATGTCCTTACCCTTTATATAATATACATCAAAACACGCATACAAGTTAATATACGTATTGTTTTTATCATATTTGATATATTCGCCATCAATAAGACTACCAAATACGTCTTCAGTGGTTGTTTTTGTTCCTGTAAATATGACTTGCATATTTGTATTAATCATATAAATCTTACCTATTGATGAAATATAAAGTAATCGTCGCTCACCGTCTGCCTTGTCTGTAACACAATAGTTGTTGTTGATATTTGGAATATTGCTATCGTTTTCATTCACTACATTTTCCACTTGAAGCGTATATGACGATGGGCCAATAAAATGTTTGGGTGCCACATATTTTGGAATAGCATTACCGTGTATCATTGTTAAATAATCGTTTAATATTTCTTTTTGTTCGTCATAGGTGATTGGATACTTGGTATTTTGTATTCCCGACATAATAATGCGAATAACTTTTTTAATAGATGATGTTAATTTGGCTGAAGTGTCATAGTCTGACCCGGTTCCAACATCGTTGTTATTAACCTCCATTTCTATTTCATAGTTTTCAATATTATTAAACACATTGGATTCTTGGATGGTATATTGAGGAACATATGCTTTGTTTTTCTTAGACGACGATTTCACAATGCTTACATCAATATAAATTGGATATTTTTTGTGGTTGAAACGAACACGATTTATTAGACGATACACTTTCTTTGAGTCATTCCAATTTTGGATAATATTCTTTGCTATATTGGAATACATATTGAAATCTTGTTCCGTCTGATATGAAGCGCGAAGATTGTATTGTTCAACATCAACTGGGACAAGACGCTCTCCTTTACTATCGTTTGCGTACATCTTTTGTGTGAATTTAATTTTATCGCCATTATTGGAAGGCATATCAATAATTTTCTGAAGACTATTATGGAGACAATATTCTTTGATAACGTCATCGCCCATTAATTCCACGCGGATATTAGACATACGCGTCGTTCCACTTCGTTTGTCAATAAATTCATTTGTCATACGCAACATATTATTACCATCTTTATTTGCTGTTTCAAACCCACACGACATTATATATTTAATTACATTCTCATAATCAATGCGATTGATTGGTTTTCCAACACGCGGATTTGTTCCGAAACGAATTTCAAACTCATTGACCTTGTTTGTAGATAATAGTGGTTTGCTTTCTAAATATCTATCCACAAGTTGTTCGAGATTCATAGTAGATGATGTATTAGAGGTCATATATAGTATTATTACATATATTTTATATGATTTCAATTTTTAGAATTGTAAAAGTTGAAATAGTTCAACCTATTACCACGAAATACTTTTATATATCTCATTGTAGAGGTCTTGTTTTTTCAGTGTGGTGTCAATATTTAGACGACTTGCCAGTTCTCGCAGTTGTTCCATTTTATATGACGACATACTTTTCATTGCTTTATCAAAATGATGCAGTTCAGTATATGCTGTGTAAATGTCGTTAATATCATTATCATTCATATTTTCCACCGAAATATTAAAATATTTGCCTTTTTTTAGTTCAATCAAATGAGTTGCGTTTTCTGTAACGCTATTTTTAAAGTGAAAAAACGATTTTTTCTCTTTATTCAAAAGAATGATATTATATTTGTAATGGGCAATAAACGCATATACCATATTATAATTGATATTGTTCTTTGAATATCCAATCAAATCGCTCATGATTTCCTGAAATGAAATATTTGTGATTTTGATGTTACTGTTCTTTACTAAATCACGTTTAGTATGCATATTATTATATACATTTCTCTTTTCACTAATATATACATTACCGTAGTTAATTTGGATTTTCATATACTCTAAATACCCGTGTTCCAAAATATATAAACACCAGAATAAAGTATCACGTTGATTTATTTTATATTTCACTTGATTTGAATGTGATGTGTGCGTTTCCGTCTGGTGTGATGTCATTGTATTTTTATAAATATCGGTCGTATGTAGTTCTCGCTTTACTTTGTCATGGGTATGTCGCTTAATATCCATTGTTTTCACATTGTGTGATAATGCGTCAAATTTTCTTTTCACGTCATGTGTGAAAAAATAATCGTGTAAATTAGTAATATCAAAACTATTACTAATTTTGTCTTGATAGATGTGGCTTACGATTAATTCTACCTGATTGTAAAGCATTATATCTTATATATATACTGGGGTTATTCTTTATACCAATGTAATATAATATTTACTCTAAAAGTATGTATTGTGGTAATCTTGTTTTATGTCTTCCTTTTCTTTGAGTTCATTTTCCTGTGTTCTCAAGTGTTTTAAATAGTTATTCAATTCAGCAATAATAACATCGTCATTTATCAATGACAAATTAATGAATGAACCGTTTTTATTTTCACTAATCGGTACATTATGTTTTTTAAAAATTTTATAAATATCAATATGCTGTTGCTTAGAACATTTATCAATAAGTCCCTTTATTTCTTCCATTATAAAAAATATCAATAATTTGCTTTTATACCTTTTTATCCATTATACATTGTTGCTATAGATGTAATATATGGGTCATTCAACTCAAACCGACTTCCTACAATCTTACACTTCAATTTATCATTTTCTTTCAAATCTGTATATTTTGAATTATTGAAATGATGGTCACGCGCAATGAAGATATGAAGAGGTACAAAATCGCTATTATCGTCGTCACTATATTCACAATGAACACCTGCCTTTGTAATTGTTTTTACATTACATTCTACAAGCATACCTTCGACAGGATTACATATAAAACATTCAAATACACAATGGAAACATATTTTTTCGCCCATTACATTTCCAGGACTGTAATTCACAATTTTAATGGAACCTTTTTTAACCATTCCTTCATTTATGCATTTATCTTCCAAATCAAATACCAATTTTTTTTCAAGATTTTGCTTTACAGTTTTACCTACTTCATTGATATGTAAATACACTTTTCTTTCTAACATTGATTGAATAAATATACTGTAAAGTTGTTCATTGTCCTTCATGGTTAATCTAATTATATAATAATATTTATATTATTATGTATATGATAATTCAATTTTTTTATTATATTTCGGATATTTGTCCAATGACTGTTTCTTCAATGTCAAAAAAGTATCGTTTATTTCTGAACTTTATATCGTCTAAATAACGTAATAAGAATTCCATAAAAAGACAAAGCATTTTTCTATCCACCTTTTTATTACGATTGGAACTGCTTGCAGCGTCTGACGAAAACAAATAATGTTTAAAAATGCTATGAAACCTATTGTCTGATTCGCGTAAAGGTTCCATACACGTGTTTCCGTCAATTACACACTTTATACGTGCAATATAATCATTGTAATTTATTGTATCACAGTATATACCTGGCCCTTTATTGTTTAATTTTCTTTTAATTTTCATTCGCACATTGTCTTTTGTATTAACTATAAATCCAGATATAGGCCATAAATCATTTCTACTCTGTAGGAATTTTTCTTCCAATGGTATTTTTAGATTTTCATAATCAAGTAGGGAACCTTCTTTTGTATCCTCTTTACCAATAACAAATATCTTATGTTTATTGTTCTCTACCAATATCAAATATTTCTTCTTTGAATGTTCAACAATCTTTTTATTGAAATATGTATGTATAATTTCTTCTTTGTAGTCTGTTCTATTTTTTTTGAAATAGACTACATTGAAAAGTGTTATTTTTTCACTTAATTTAAGTTCATCCAGTAATTTGAAATTCAAATAAATAATGTATTTTTCCTTTTCCATATTGATTCCATTAAACAACAAATTTCTAAACTTTTTACTTGTGACATGTAGTGTCCAATGATCTTTACTTGTAAATGTTTCTTTTTTGTTTGTATCAATCATAAGGTTTATGTTTTCCATTTGCGTAATGATTGCATTATAGTCATTATCTATTAATTCTTCACTTTGTGGGGATGCTTTCTTATCAATCAATAGCATATCTTTATCTAATACTATATGGTCGTGTTTATAATCAACAGGGCGACTACGTTCATAGACTGATATATTATCGCTACCAATATCTTTGGGTTGAAAAGCGTAATAATCACCTTTGTTTATAATATAACCTTCACGTTCGTATTTATCAATCACAATATCACTGCGATTATCCACCATATTGTAGAGAACATAGAATATTTGTTCTCTTGGGTATTCTTGTTGAATATTAATTTCATTTATCAATTGTTCTTGTGAATATACGAAATTTTTATAGAACAGTCCTTTTATACGACTGGAAATCATTGAATAATTTGTATTTGCGAAATACTTTTTGTAATTTGAATAATTAATTTTTTTACCATAATCACGTGTTGCAAAGCACGTATATTCACAATTATCCTTGTAATCACATAACTCTGTAAATGGTTTATCGCCAATCTTATAGGATGACAACGTTTTACCACTTGATAGACGAATGGATAAATCTTTGTTTTCAATTATTCGGTTTATGTTCTCAATCGTAAAATTGGTTTGTTGAATATTCAATTTACAATCTACTGAAATGGATTTCAATATACGTGTAATATTTCCTATTTTCTTTGCCTTGTATTCGGCATTTCTATACATATATACATCGGGAGTTTCGTGATCAAGAGACTTGTCTTGTGATGTGTATAAATATATTTCTACATTTCTATCTTCAAACTCCAATGCACAATGGCTGCGATTACGAACACCACGTCCTATAATTTGTTCGGGTCTATTCATATTGTACCATGGTTCAATAATATGGACTTGACGAATATATTTGAAATCCACACCTTCTGCTACTGCTTTGGATATAATAACAACCTTGACGCGTTCTCCATCCTTGTTATCAATATGTGTAATCACTTTTAAATCTTCCTCATTATTTGGTGAGAAATGTTTATCACCACTAATGATGCAGTAATTAGCGGGTGAAAATGGTTGAGATTTTATCATTGGTTTCATATTCTTGTAGTCTATAGGTTCCCGAACCTTTTCTTTAAAGAGGTTTTTATTCATTTTTGAATTTGCGGAAAAACGTGAAAACCCCATTTCTTCTAACATTAATGCAAATGGTATAATTGTGCCTTCAATATGTTGGGAATAAACCAATATAACACCTGTTGATTTTTTGATTGCTGATGAAATGGATGCGAATTTACCACTGTATTTTGAAATATTTTCTTGAGAAAAGATGCGGCCGTGATTAGATAATGTTTCGGGTTTGTACTCATAATCATATTTAATTGGAACAGAATTATCTGTAGTGTAATTCATTAATGCGTTGAATCCTGATTTGCCAATATTGTATGGAAATTCTTCGCTTTTAGACGGTGACGGATACATAATAGTAGTAGCATCAATTGGTTTCTGTAATAATGAATACCCAATGTTCTCTATTTCATCAAACTTTTTCTTGACAAACATATTTTTAGTTTGTTCAGGAAGACTTTGAATGAGGTCTTTATAATGCTTCAACTGAAAGCTTCCCATATTTGTATTATAAATGGGAATATGTTCCATAGGTGTTTTGATTTCTATACCATTGAATTGCTTTTTGGGTATTTTATCGATAATATTATTTTCTGGGTCAAATTCATTGGGATAAATGCGAAAAGGGAACGCATATGGGTTCTCGCCACGAATATATGATATATACCCAATAAGTTTTCGTTGTAACAGTTCTAATCCACTTTCTGGATTGGTATCATCTTTTTCAATGAATTCACCATTGCTATCAAATATTTGTGATTGTGTAATAGTACTGCGATTGTCATTCATATTCAATAAATTAGTTAGCCATATAATTTCAAGATGACTATTAAACAATGGTGTAGCAGAAAGGAGTAGCAATTTCATATTATGACTGTGTTTTGCAATCTTCATTAGTAATTTGGCGGCCTGTTTATTTGTATTGTCTTCAGTAATACGAATATTATGAACCTCATCTACAATAATTAAACGGTTGTCAAAAAATGCTTTGATGCGGCGCTTTTCAAGAACCTTTTTTACATCATTATCCGCTTGTAAATGACTTACGTCTATTTTCTTCGCCATATAACGTGAAAATTCAGTGTATCCCATAAAGTGATAATATTTCTTGATGATGTTTTTGATATTGGTAATTACTTTTGACTTATCTAAGCCTTTTACATCATTGGGGTTTATTTCTTGAATAAGGGAGCGTCCAATACAACTATGTAAGTCCCATTGTTCGCCATTAAGTTCTAATTTACTTTCATCAAATAATTGATTGTAAAAGTTCTTTTGAACATTCGGTGATGCTACAATGATAATTTTGTGCTTGAATGAAGTTTGCATCATATATTTACGCATGTCTTCGCTTATTCCAATAGCACTACACGTTTTACCTGTTCCTACTCCGTGATATAGCAATAAACCATTATACGGTGTATGTTCAGACAAAAAATTTTTGACAAATAACTGATGTGGCAATAATTCAAATTCTGCTTTACACATTTTATTTGCCAGGTCCTTAATACTACCAATTTCGCCATTGTATTTAGTGTCAGCAAATTCTTTAAATAATGCAATTTTACTGCTGAAATTTGGGTCATTCAACGTTGGATAGTTATTCTTATTTTCGTCGTGCTCTAAATTATCATTATACTCGTCCTTTTCTATCTTTATTAATAATTCATTTTTATTATTGGTTACTTCGTGTTTACTGTATTCATTTTTAATATCAGCGTCTTCTTTATCAATGGTAGTGAAAATAGGACTAAGTTTATGTGATATATCAAATAAATGATTTTGCTTTTTCATTGCTTTATTTTGTTTTACTGGATTAAAACTACTGAATTGGTTTTGAATAGAAAGATTTTTAGATGTAGGTAAATCTTCTTTGGGTTCTTCTGTTTTTTGTTCCTTAGATTCTTCTGGTTTTTGTTCCTTGGATTCTTCTGGTTTTTGTTCATTGGATTCTTCTGGTTTTTGTTCTGTGGGTTCTTCCGATTCTTTCTGCAAAGTTCTATATTTATCTTGCATTGAAAATATAGTATCTATATGGACACTCTTTTGACGTTGGTAAAAATCACTTGGAACTTTAGTAGGTACTAAGCGCTTTAATATCCTATAAATGTCTTTAATGTCTGAACTATTTACTTTGGCATATTCTTCTTTAGTAAGCTTGTTTTCCAAATTGTAGATATAATCATCAATAGTATATTTAATTCCTTCATATTTTTCTTTTTCATGGATAATAAACATCAATGAATTTGAAGAACCGCGTTTTTTATTTACACCTACGTCTTCATTTGGTTCAAATTTGCTTAAAATTCGTTGTTTATAATTTTCAATTTCACTCTGTATTACTGTATTTGGAGACATTTTTTTCACATCTTCCTTGGGTTCATTGTCTTCCTTGGGTTCAACATCTTCCTTGGGTTCATCGTCTTCCTTGGGTTCATCGTCTTCCTTGGGTTCATCGTCTTCCTTGGGTTCATTG